ACATCGACGTAATTAACGTTTTGCGCCGCGCCAGCGATGGCGCCGTTGGTGCGCGTGCCGGTGGTGATCCGAGCCAACTGGTTGGACGGCATCAGCGGCACGTTGTCGATCATGCCCGAGAAGCCCTGCCGCATGGCGCGCGGCGCCTCGGAGGACAGTTCCGACGTATCGCTGTAGATGTACTTGGCCAGCTTCTGGCGGTCGCGGTGAGTGAAGGCAGCGGAGATGCCTACGTCGCTTTCGATAGACGCTTCCGACAAGCGCGTGCGCGCGGCTGCAACCTCCTCGGGGTCCGTCAGATTGGTGCCCCACGTCCCGGTCGAATAAGGGAACGCCTTAGCGGCCACGTCGAAAATGTGGGCGTCGATCTTGGAGGCCAGGCGGGCAATGCCGTTGGTCAAGGCGCGCGCCTTGCGGGCCGACTGCAAGTCAACCACGGACTCGATGTCCGAGGCACCCATCGACATCCCAAACACACGGTTCAGGGTAAAGGTCTGGGAGCCGAACACGGTGGACTGAACGCCCGATGTCAAGTTGGTGACGGCACCAGTGGTCTCAGTAATGACATACTCGGGGCCGACCTGCTCAGACACAACGAAACCGTTGCGGTCGTTCATCTCGGTAGAGTGAACTTCCCAGTCGATCATGTTGGAGGCGGCCAGATTGTTGCGCAGCGCCGCCATGACGGTGCGCAGGATCAGCCTGGACTGGGGAACTGTGATAGCCATGGTGGCTCCTATCTGCTAAAAAAGGCTCTGTCGAAGGCGTCCTGATCGTCAGGACCGTATTTCCCGTCGCCCGCAGACTGCCGTTTCGGCTTGCGTCCCATGGCAGGCGGGGCTTTCGTGACCTTCTTTGCGGCAGAGGCAGCCGATAGAGAACCCTCCAGGCGCCCCAGTATGCGCAGCCGCTCCTGCGGGTTTGCGCGCGTGAGTGCCAGCAGATCGGAACCATTCTTACTCAGGTGGTACGCAATGTCAACAGCCCTGTCGGAATCCAGCACAAGACGGGCCAGGGCGGGCTCGTAGTCGGTCGCCATCACGGCGTCCTCGAATCCGCGGTACTTCTTCTTGCCCTCCGTCAGAACGTTGGTAAGCCGCTTGCGGTAGTGCGTCGCCGTCTCAGCCTCAGTGCGCTGGGCTTCCTGCTGGCGCCGGGTTTCCGACTCCGCCTGATCGCGCTCCCAGACCCGGTAGTTTACGGTGGCCTCGACAAAATCAGGGTCCACCTCGCCATACCGGAAATCGGCGGGGTCGGGTTTCTTAACAGCCGCTGGGGCGCGCTCAGCGCCTTTTTCCAACGCCTCCAACCGGCGCTCCAGTTCGATGGCGCGCATCTCGGCGGCCAGTTGCGCCTGTTCAGCCGCGCGCCGCTTTTCGGCCAACTCCTTGATCCGGTCCTTGGCCGACGGCTTGCCGTTGCCCGCGCGCTCCTGCGCCGTCAGAACCTCGTCCTGATCGTCTTGGTCGTCGTCTTGGTCGTCGTCTTGGTCGTCGCCCTGATCGTCGTCCTGATCGTCGTCCTGGTCGTCGTCTTGGTCGTCGTCTTGGTCGTCCAGTTCATCCTCAAACCGGTCAGACAGTTCGACAGAGTCCTCCATGTCGTCGTTTATATCGTCGTGGTCGCGCGCCATTTTATTTTCCTTCGTTGGGGGGTTCGGGTTTCCTTGTCTTGGTGGCCGCGTCCAGGCCAGCAGACATGGCGTCAAGGTTCAACCGCGCCTCGTCCAGACCGGCCTGGTATGCCTTGACCTCCACGGCGGCGGCGTCAATAGACAACTTGTCTCGGGCCACGCCGACCTCAGCCATAGTGCGCTCGGCGTCGGCCAACTGCTTCGCAGCGCGAGCCTTGAACTCGGCCGTCTTGGCCTGCACCTCGGCCATGGCCGCCTCAAACTGGGCCTGCTGCATTGCCTGCTGCTGCTGCTGCTGCTGCGCGGCCTGTTGCTGCTGCTCCATGACCTTCTTACGGCGGCTGGGCGGCAGGCGTTCAGGATCGACCATGTTAGGCGGCAGCAGAGACGCCAGGCGCTCCGCGATCCGCTCAGCGCCGGGAATATCAAGGTTCTCCACAATGATGTCAGCAGTGACGTTCCCGATCTGGGGCATGGTGTTCATCAACGTCATTAAAACGTCAACGGCCTCCTGACGCTTGGTCGCGTAGGAAGGCCCAGTGGTGTAACTGATGTCGTACTTGCCCGCCGTCACGTCGGGCGTCGCGTCGCCAGCGTCGCCGTTAATTTCTTGCAGCACCTCAGCGTCGTCGTCGCCTACGACTTTCACTGTCCGGTTGGTGTCATAAACCACCGGGATCAGTTCATTGATGACTCGGCCAGCCTCGGCCAGTGCCGCGTTCATGTTCTCGGTGTATATCGCGTCGCCCAGTTCTGACACCCTCTGGCGGGCGCTGATCGCCCGGCCTGAGACTTCGTTGCTTTGAACACCCAGCGACGCCTCGTGCTTATTGGTCACGTCCTTGATGTCTTGCACAGACATGCCAGCCTCGGTCAGGACCGCTTGGTTCAGGGGCGGGGGTGCAAACATCTCGGGCTTGGCTCCGCCTCCTTGGCTGTCCCAGAACACCACGTTGTCGCCGGTGCGGTGGGCGTTGCGAAACTGGTCAGCAATGCCATCCCTGGCTGCCGACCGGTCCAGCAGCCACTTGGTGGACACCGACTTGGACAGTTCCTCCGCTAAGATCGAGCGCCAAAAGTTATGCAGGCGCTGTGGGTCTTTGGCGTTGCGCACAAACCCCCAGCGATACCGAACAGACGCCTCTTGAAGCGCCCAGCCCTCAACTCGGAAAACGGGCAAGCGCGGAATGTCCAGCCGGTATGGCCCCTCCAAAACGCGGGAACCGGTTAGCACATGACACTCGGCATAACGGCGCACGGTATCGCGGATCATCGGTTGCCCGTCCTTGTCGGGTACGACAAGGCCCGCCCAATCCTGCTCGGGGATGTCCGTAAGGTCAATTACATCGCCCGTCCCGGCCTCCAGACCCAGAGTGACAGGCTCCTCCTTCATCTGCCAGAACTTGGCGACGCGCACAGAGTCCGTGCCGTCCCAGCCGTGGCTGGTCATCAGCGTGTCGTTGTACTCGTCCTCCGGCCACCCGGCGTCGCCCTTCGCCTCGGGGTATGTCCTGTCGAAATCCTCCCGCGTCATGTATTCCGGTACGACACAGTGGTTTGCGTCAGCACCTGTAGGCTCGGTGGATGCCCGGTCCCATATCACGCCTAACGGATCTTCAATCGTCTCAAAAACTATGTCCCGCAGGAACACGTCGTTTTTTGCATCTTTGAGGCAGATAGCAAAGTTCCCGATCCCGCAGATATAGGCGTTGGTCATCGCCTTCTGCGTGGCGTTCTTGGCGTGCTGCTCTCGTGTGATGGCCCGGATCAGACCTTGGCGTATCTCGGCCACCAGCCGCTTGCCGCCCCGCGCCGGAATAACCTTGATGGTGGTGGCGCTTTGGAGCGCGGCGCCGACGTACTGGGCCACAAAAGCGGGCAGGCGGTTGACGGTCAATACAGGCTTCTTCAACCGCTTCCGCAAAGACCGGACGCTTGGATCCCACTGGTCCCCGATCACGAACTGAATATCCTGGCGCGCAGGCTCAGCGTTGTGCCGGTCGGACTCCACGTCCTTCCCGTAAAGGTCAACGACCGCGCGCACAAAAGTGGCGCTGTCCTCGTATTCGACAGGGTTCCGCTGGTCAGTTCTCGGGGGCGAACTCGTGGGTCTGCGTGCCATCAGGTCATCCAGTCTCCGCCGGAGTCAAAGCCATGGGACTCTTGCTGGTAAGGGTCGAAGAAGCCCAGTCGCCCGCGTGTTGGTATCCCGGTGTCAAACTCGACCCTACCACTTGGGGTTTCGTCGGTCAATCCGGCCGTCACCGAGGAGTCAGGGGTGGCAAACGTCAGAGCGAAACTGTCGCTGTCGTCTGGCGACCGGCCCAGTTGTTTCTTGATGTCCACCTTCGACGTGATCTGCACGTCCGTTACCTGACCGCCCATGCGCGCGGTCACGGCCCCAAGGTCTGACATCAGCACGTCCTCGTCTGGGATCGAACACCCCTCCACCGCCATGAACCAGTCGCGCATCCGCATATACATCTCGGCCCGACGGTTCCGTGGCCCCGGCCGGTGCGGGTGGACCGCCTTGAACTGGCTCTGACCGCCGAAATCGACCGGGTAGCAGATGTCCGCTATTTTCGGGTAATGCGCCCGCAGGCCGCTCAACAGCGACGCGCCCCAGCCCCCGCCGTTGTCGATGTTCACCCGGTCTGGCTTCTCCTCTTCGATTACACCGGCGATCCAGTGGATGGCCTCCTGGGGGTCCACCCCGACGCGGCCGCGCTGCCAGCGCAACACCATCCCCTGGCGCAGGCTGATCGAGAACTTGTCGGCCCCTGTGCCACCCCCGGCCGGGTCGACCCCAAGGATTTTTGGCCCGTAGGGTAGAATCCCCTTCCGCTTGCGCGCGCGCATGATCCACACGGGCTTGATGAACAGATCGACGCCGGTAGTCTGGAACGCCTCGGAGGGGCTGGACGGGTACTCCTGCATGAACTGCTCGACGCTGCCCAGCGCCTCGTCTATCTGGAACCGGCGCCAGGCCATCTGCGCCATGTCCAGCCCGAACATCTCGGCCACCTCGCGCTCCGAGGGCAGCCCGTCGCCCTCGGCGTCCGGTCGCAACTCAAACCCCGCCGATACCGGCAGACGGTACTCGGGCGACAAATACCAAGGGATGAAAATGGGCAGGTACTGGATGCCGGTCTGCTCGTCGGCCACGCCGCCCTCGGCGCGCATCCAGCGGCGGTGAAACTCGTTGCCCAGCCCGTTGGCCGTGGACTCCACGAAGATCTCCGTCCCAGGGCTCAGGGGCACCGAGTTGGCAAACCCGGCGAAGTTCTTCTCGGCGTTCTTGTAGAAGGCCGCCTCGGACAAGTGGGCCAGTGTCGGGGTGTCGCCCCGACCGGCCTCGCCCGACCCGCCAGCGGTGGCCACGGTGTAGCTAGAGCCGTTGGAAAACTCGAACGCCTTGGCGTTTGACGTGTCGGCCCGTAGGCGAAAAGGGTTGTTGTCGTTGAACGTCTGCACCATCGAGAACAAGGCGTTCGTGGAGTCCTGGACGTGCGCCATCACCTTGGCGTTGCGATACTTGTGCAACTGCGTCTTGGCGTAAAACCTGGCCCCGACGTAGGTGCTCGAACCTTGTTTCCGCCCTTTCAGGATCAGCGCCCGCACCAGCCCGTGCTCAGCCAACTGCGCCTCTACCTTGGCGTGGATTATCTCCTGAGCCGGGTTGAAGGCCATGCGGACCAGTTGGCTCTCCTTGGTCACGACGTGAAGGCACTGACGGGCGTACAGCGGCAGGTCGGCGCGCCAGGCGCGCATCCGGGCGACGAGGCGGGCCTCGTCAGGCGTCAAGCGCAGGGTCTCGCGCTGGGGGCCGTTCATTCCTTGTTCTCGAACTGCCTGGCGCACAGTGTATGCTGGAGGAACGCCACCGTGGCAATCTCACGCATCAGGTCGTTGGTCGAAAATGTCGTGAACGTGCGGTGGCCGGTCAGGTCGCCAGCGATAACGACCGACCGCAGTTCGCCACACCGCGCCATATCCAGCGCGCTTTCCAGCGTTGCCACCACGTCCGGATCGGGGGCGTCGTTGGCGTTGCGCAGGCGGAAAACTGTGTCACTCATCGCGGAACTCCGTCAGATCGTCAACGTCCGGTTCCCACGACACACCCTCGCGCTCGGCGGGTAGGGGAGCGGGAGACAGTTCGGCGTGGGGCGGAACCGCCCCGGTCCAGCCTTGGGAGGAGGTGGGCTGTCCCGGAGCGGTCTCTGCCCCAACCCCTTCACCCTGCACAACCTCGTAATCCCCGTCAAGGGCGTCGAGCAATTCGTCTACGCCACGCTTGTCCGTCACCTCGACCTCCTTCGTAATGATCTTGGGGAACAGCTTGGTGTAGAAATCGTTTTCGTTGTCCTTGGCCCACCCGGCCAACGCCTCGGCTCCGCCGATAGCCTCAAAAGCGTAAAGAACAGCCCCGCGAGCGTACTTCCCCGCGCTTTCCGCGATACGCCCGTCCATGACCACAGGTCGCAGCGGTCCCCCCGTGACGGCAGGCCGCTCGGCAAGATCAAACCGGGGAATGGAAGGTGTAACGGTCATGCTGCCAAGATGGGCCATGTACGGCCTTGGGTCAACCAGTTGTCGCCGGTGTGACGGAAACCGAGGAGACGGGGTTCACACCGGCGACATGGCTGTATCGCCCGCCACGAAATCTTGTAGCGCGGTCGAAAGTGCTCGTCAATATCTGGTGTTCGCAGTCTTTACGCGCTTTTTGTTTCTGCCCCTGAGGTTTTTGCTCGCCGGTGTGGCGGTCATGGTCTTTCCTTCGCTCTGGGCGTCAACCTTGGGCAGGCGCTCGCGGATAGATCTTATCTCGGTTTGGGCAGCCGCAGCCGCAGCAGCCCCTTTCGCCGCCCCGGCTCGGCCCATGGCCGCCCCGGCTCGACCCTTCGCGGCCCCTTTCGCGCCGGGCGCAGGCGGTCTCGGGCTGGATACGGGAGCCGAACTTTTGGAAGCCGAACTTTTGTCGGCCGCCGTGTTTGTCGAGTACGACTTGCCATTCCACATGAAGGTTTTACCCGGGCCTTTGGCTTTTCGGGCTTCTGCAAAGGCTTTACCAAAACTTTTCATCGGGGGCTCCGGTTTTATTTGGCTTGAATTTGGCTGGTGGGGGGGGTGTTTTGTCAACAGGTTTTTGTGCGCGTGGTCTTTAAGCCGGTTGGTTTGTGGCCGGCGCGTCGGGTAAGTGGTTTATTTGATGTTGAGTTATTGAAAAATAGGATGCGAAAAAACTGGGGCGCGCGGTTTTTTCGGCCCATAGCGTACAGTACGCGCCGCGCCACGAAGCACCCCCCGGGGTCAAAACGAGAATGAACCCAGAACAAACCCAGAACGCCGCGCACGCCGCGCACGACGCGCACGCCAACGGGATCGCCCAGGCGACTCCGTATGCTCTGACCCTAAGCGAACATTGTGATTCGCTCAAGCGAAAATATGAAAACAGACTGTTTTCGACGTGTGCCCAGATCAGGGTAATTTATTATTTCGCAGGACTCCTTACATGGTAGGCTGTCAACACCAACATAGGGGACTCGGAGATGAACGCCACAGATCGGCACACGAAAGAGCGTGAGATTCGCGTCTTGATCCAAGACGCGCTGGACGAAACCACGACGCACGCTGTTGCCTGGCGCCTCCAAGCGGCGTTGAACACTCTGGACAGCATGGCCGAGGCGAAGGCGCGGCGCGCGAAGGCGGAGTGCAAAGCATGAGATACACCTACGCTTGGCCGTTCCGGTCCTACGAATCCGCGATGTTGCGCCTTGCTGATCTGGTGGCGGAGGGCGACGTTTCGCACGGTGAAGATCCAAGGATTGAATCCTACCGTGCGACTCAACTCGACACTGGGCGCGCAGTCACCCGATTCAAGATTACGTTGGAGTCGGGCCAGTGAAGGAATCCGGGCGACCCCTGTTTTTTGCCCGTACGGCTGCGCTAGGGGTTTTCGGGTAGGGTGACTAGGGCAACGGCCCTGGTGCCGTTCAGTGGGCCAGAAAACCGGGTCTACGTCTGTTTTGAAAGGGTGAGCTATGCGAGAGAGTGATATTGTTTATGAGTCTGGCGCCTTGTGGGTCGGGCGTGAGGCGCCGGGCACCTGGACGGTGTACCGGGCAGGGGCGACGCATAGCGTGGCGGAGTCGTCCTATGCGCGCTCTGACCTGGCCGTGTTTCGCGCCGATTACTTGGTGGCGCGCGACCAAGGGCTTGACAGCGCACGGGCGACGGCAGCGGCGCTGAAGATGTTGCGGCGGCGCTTGGAGGCGCCCAGATAGTGGAGGGACAGGGTGGCGCGGCGCGCCATCATTTTTTTATGCCCGACTCTTTACATATTATTTTACGGGAGACTACAACGTCAGGATTCTTTCCTCGCTTTTGTGGTTGCTACAGACAGACAGTAATAAATAATAAAAGATTAACTATTATTATTTTAATTACTCCTGTCTTACAGTAGGGGGGAGAGACCCCCCCCCCCCCCCCCGCGCCGCGCGCGCCTTGTTTAGCCCGGCGCCAGACGGGAGAACCGTTAAAAAAAAAAAAACCCC